CTACTATAAATCTAAATATTGGTAACTTATCCATTCAGTAATAAATATAAGGTTAAAAATTATTTGCTTTTTAGGATTATTTAATAGTTGCTTTGCGAATAATTCCTTTTACTTTATCTTGTGTTTTAGTGATGTCGGTTTCAGTTACTATAACCTTTTGTATTTGACCATTAGTTTTAGTAATTACTTCGCTGTTTGGTCTTAAACTTGAACCGCTAAATGATTGAGGTATTCTCGGTGCGCTTGGTGCTGCTACTGCACCAACACCTCCTCCTATTGATGGTGCGCCACCTTTTCCCAATTGAGATAAACCAGTACTTGTTGCTGCTATTGTTGCTGCTACTCCTATTGCTGTTGAAATATTATTAGCATTTACAAGTGCTGTTGCTGCTGCTACTGATGCACCTAACGATGGAATAGCTAATGCAGCACCTTGAGCAACAATAGCTACGTTTGCTGCATTATTGGCAATAATCATTTTTGCTATACTTACTGCACTTTCAGCTATTAATGCTGCTGCTTGTAATTCTTCATTACCACCTGCTAAATTTTTTAATGCTGCTATACCTTGGCTAGCTGAATTTAAATAAGCATTATTAATTGCTAATTTAGTTTCACTTAAATATTTATCTACTGCTATTTGGTTTGCTGCATCTGCTTCTCTATTTTCTTTGTTAATTGCATCAATTTTCGCATCCTCTTCTAAATTTTTATATTTTTGACTTAAAACTAAATCTTGAAAATTTTTATCATAAGCTAGTTTTTTTTCATTGTCGCTTATCATTTCATCTTCAATTTTTTTAATTAATTCATCAGATGCAGTTTTTGAGTCATTAGCTAATTTTTTCATTTTAGCATTATGCTCTTTTTGTTTTGTTTCAATATCTTTTTGATGTGCTGCTCTTAATACTTTTTCTTCTTGTTGTAATTTTTCAAGTTCTTTAGCGTTGTCTTTTGCAGCATCTTGTTTTAATTTATTTAAAGCTAATTCATGTTTATAGGTATCTTGACCTGCTGCTCTTTCAATTTCAAGTTCCTTTTCTTTTTCTTTTATTAACTTTTCTAATCTATCAGCTGCTGCTGCTTCCTCGTTTGCTTTTCTGCCTGCTTCTGCACCTTTTTTATAGTTGTCAATAACATTATAGCCATTTTTTATTTCTTCTAATGCCCCCTTAAACTCACCTTGTATTAATTTACCAAACACTTTAAAAGGCATTAATATCGCATTCTTAATAACTTCACCTGCACCATACGCAACCTCTCTAAGTTTGTCAAATATTTTACCCATATCGTTAAATATAGGAAATGATTTTTGAATAGCTTTTGATAATGCTTCCCAATTAGAAACAAGTAAACCAACTGCCACAACTATTAAACCTATTCCAGTTGAACCAATAGCTACTTTAATTGAATTAAAACTTGATACTGCTGTTAATTTTAAAAGATTAAAAGCATCTTTCATTCCTAACAAACCATTTAAGCCAGTAGCTAAAGCGATTGCGCCTTGTGTTTTAGCAATAGTTTTGTTTAGTTCTTCATTCTCTGCACCCATTAAAGCCATTGCGCCCTGAATAGCTGAAAATCCATTAGCTGCTATACCTACTGCGCCTGCTAATGCTTGAAACTTAGCTTCAGGATTAAAAGCATTGATAGTGTCTTTAATATCTCCTATTTCATCTTTTAACTCCCCTGCTTTTTTTGCTGCTTTTACAAATGCTTCACTTCCTTGTTCAAGTGTCCCTAATTCGTTTGTTATTGCCCTTAATTCTGCTTTTAAACTTTTTACAGAACCTACTGAACTACCTACTTTTACTTCAGTATCAAATATTATTTTTTCGTTTGCCATTATTGTATAATTCTATGTAGTCTGTATTCTAATTCTATTAATGCTTTGCCGTTTCCACTTGTTCCTAAGTTTCCTGCGCTATGTATTTGTACTGCTAAGTTCTTAAATGGTAAATCGGTTACGTTTACACCTCTTTGCTTTGTTGCAGTTGTAACCGTTGTAATTCTATTATCAAAATCTAATAAGTGAGTACCATCTCCACTATATTGTAAGTGTAGTTTATGGTTATTGTATCCGCTTGGTGTAGCTGCTTCAAAAAACATAGTAATATAAGCATCGTAAATTTCAGTCCAATAACCATCAACCGCTGCCAATAGTTCAATAGGTGTAGTGTTTAAGTTTTGAAGTTCCGATACTGTTAAAACTCGACTGACTAATAATGGTTGGTCAATATTATTTATTACCACTTCGCCATCTCTTACACTTTGATAGTTATTAGTATTTAAATAAGTTCCATTGTTATTATTAAGTTGATTATTGCCGCCACCAAAAACACTGTTTAAAATTCCATTGATTAAGTTTAAATCTGAATTGACTAAATTCGCTTCGCCCCTTACTTTATTATCCTTACCACTTACATTTATATCTACATCCTTTGGGAAATCGTTACCGTTAGCATTAATAGTTTGAGTTAATGTAGTTTCGCCACCACCCCCACCATTGATAATTATAGGGCCATCATTAAAAGCAGGTGCAACCGCTAATTTTAAAAATGTTAGTTTTGCTGGTTCTTCGCTGTTACTATCAAAGTCAATTTCGTAAAGTCTATAATATTGTTTATCAATAAAATAATAGTTTCTAAATGATAGTTTATTTATTTCATTTTCGGTTAAGTGAGCATATAAAGTAACTGTTTTACTATCCTTGTTTGTAATTTCTTCAAGTCCTTTTCTGTGGTATAGGTTGTAAAGATTATTAGGTGTGTAAATTACTTTTGTTTTAGTAGTGTATGCTATTTCTTTTGGTTGATAATAATTAACATCAAATGTAGGATTATTAAAGTTATCTAAGTGGCCAACATAAGGGTAACTGTTAAAAAAGTGAAACGTTCCATCAGGGTCAAGTAAGCTAAAAAAGTTAGTTCCAAAACTAGCACTTAACCCACCTGCATACAATAACCTTAACTTACTTGTGCCATCTTTTCTAGTTCCGCTTGTGTCCCTAAAAACTATCTGCGAAAACACCATTCCAACATTTTTTGAATTGATTAATGGAGTTGGTGCGAATACTACTTTGGTTGTAAATGTTTCATCAACAAAATCATTCACTATTCCTATTTTAGCACTTCCATAAGGTTGTGAATACTTTAAAAGGTAATCACTATTAGCAGCATCTTTATCAACTGCCATTTCGTAATTATACTCTTTGTATTTTAACTCGGCTAGTGGTTTAATTTCAATAGGTTGCGACATATCCACCTTATCAGTTAAATCAACTAACGTATCTAAATAAAAGTTGTCGCGCGGCTCTATTATTAATCTTTTAGGGTCAAGCTCGCTTGGTTCAATGTAAAGATTAAAAAGGTTAATTACTGAAAGTAAAAAGTCGGTTTGTTTAATATCACTAGGCAAACAGCTTGCAAGTTCCATTACACCTCCAACTTGTATTTCAGCATTAATAACAGCATTAAAATATGAACCTGCTTTTAAAACTACATCTACTGTTGTAACTATATTTTTTAATTGAACCTCAATTTCATCACCAACTTCTAAATAATCTGTAAAAGAAAAATTCTCTCTAAATATATCTGTTGGAGTAAGTGATATTATATATTGTGGTGTTGCAAATATTAAACTACCATTTTTTAAAACTTCATAATTAAAAAGACCGCCACCGCCACCAGATATGGTTAATTCCATAACAGCATTCACACCTATTGTATAGTTACCATTTTTTTGTGCAGTAAATTTAAATGTTGTATTATCGTAACCACTTGGAACAGTATTTTGTACTGTATTGTTAAAAGGCAGAACATAGGTAGGATTAGTACTTACTAAAGTTACACTAGCACTATCGGTTAATCTATCTGCTTCAAACGTATTATCGGTTACTTGCTGTTCAGTTAGTAATGGTTTGTTTTGAGTAGCTGGAACAACTAATTTAGTATAATGCCCACTTGTAAAAAAGTTTGAACTATATCTATACCCTGCATCTTTAAAAATTGCATCAATAATAACTTTTAAAAATATTTGAGGTAACCAATTTTCAGTTTTATAGCCTCTTTGATTACTACTTAAACCTAAATCAATTAATCCATAATAATAGCCAATCGCTGCGCTTGGTGTCCAACTTGTAACCATGTTAGCAAAAGTCCAATCATGGTTAAATGCTGACAAGTCAAGTTCATTTAATTTCTTATCTCCTAAATCTTGAAATAAGTTCGCAGTTTTGCCTATTATTATTATTTCATACTCAATTTCGTAGTCATCTAAAACATTGATATTAGTTAGCTGTAAGTAGCCTTGTAATTGAACTATTCCATTCTTGTAAAGGATTGCATCAGCTTTTAAACTTGGGTTAAAGTCAGGGGCGAAATTATAAGTTTCATCATTTTGAACTGACCTTGCAAGGTTGAAAATGTTACTAAAAATATTATTGTTATTGCTAGTGCCTGGCAAAGTAATTGTTTTACTAAAATCACTTTTACGCTCTGCAATATTTTGAATGTCAATTATACTCTTATTAATCGGTATTGAAACATTATCGTATAAGTCTAATTCATACTCAACTATGTTATCGCTTGCTACTTGGTTTATTATTAATCGGTTTTGGTTCATTATAATGATTGTCTATAACGTGAGTAGCTGTATTCAATTTCAAAGGTTACGTTAAATAGCTTTCTATCGGTTAAAAAAGTTTTAATTTCATATTCAGAATTTAAAATATTGACTGCTACAAAATCATTTGCGCTACGTTCAAGATAAATAATTGGTGATGTTGCCAATTGCTCAAATAATGCGCTTTGTTCTTCGCTAATCCAATCGCTATTAATGGTAATTTTATCATTTATTGTTGTGTTATAGTTGGTTTTTAGCCTATCACTTTGGCTATATCCAATCGGTAATGGTGCTTTAAATTGCTTTCTGTCAATTGTCATTGCATTGATAGTATTTTTATTGAAGTTAAACGCTTCAAAACCGCCCAATTTATTCATCCAATGCAACCTAACTGTTTCATATTGGCTGCAATCCGTATTAGTAGTAAATCCTTTTTCAGCCACTACAACACTACCTGCAATTAATCTTATTAAAATAGTTGTTGGAAAACTAATTGCAGGGTATAAATCAAATAAGTATTTACCTGCATTAATATTAAACAAATATTCATTTGGTGGCAAAGTTACATTATGCGACACTGGCCCTATTCCATTGGCTGATAGTTCTATTTTAGTTACAATTCTATTAGGGTCAAAGAATGTTAGTATTCGATTTTGTGTTGGTTCTATTTTTTCGGGTTCTGTTAAATCAGCATTTAAAAAGCCAAATCCACTAACATCACAATCTAAATAAGCATTAAGTGAGTAATCCTCAAAATCAAATATTGCATTAGTGGCTAATTTAAAGTTAGAACTATTTGGACTTGTTGGAACACTAGCTAATACACCGCTTAAAGTTGGAACACCGCTAACATCATATAACTCTCGATACTCAGTATAATAATTAATTCGTGACTTTGTGTTTGCTGCTATTCGTGCTGCAAGTGCATTGCCAAAATCAAAGCTAACATAGTTTTTTAATACGTTCCCAACATCAAAAGTCAGTTCACTACTGCTAGGTTGAACTGGATATTTTAATCTTGCTAGTGGGTTGTTAGTTCCGCCTATCTCGTTTACATCAACTATAAAATTAAAGTTAGGCTGCGAAGTCATGTTTGAACTGACTGTATAAGGTATTTGATTATATGCAGCCATTGCACCTGGACTTGAAAGTATTGTAATTGCCATTATTTAATTATTGCTAGTTTAATTTTAGTTCCTATTTCTTTACTCAACGCTCGGTTTAATACCTTTAATCTTTTTGTACCTACTGCAGGTTCTACAAAGTTCATCGGTTTAATACCACCTATTTTAGTTGCTACTGCCATTTGCATTGCTTCTTTATTAATTATGTCGGCTTGCTTTTTTTTGTTCTTACGAATTAAAGATTGTTTCTTTAAACCTCTACTGCCAGTCCTAGCGATATACTCTTTAAAACTTTTTAGCATGTCAGGCGATACTCCTAAGTTTCTAAATTGATATTGACTTTGTGGTGCTTTGTTGTAATTAAAAACCCCTTTTACCCCTTGATTAACAAAGTCGTAATAATCAGCACCCATGATTTTAATTCCTAATGGTCTAGGGTCAGGATACATGGTTCTTGCTAATTCGCTTGCTTGTCTAGTTCTTGCTTTGCGTGTTATAATACCTCGCATTATTTTAATTGAACTATTAGCCCAAACTAAATAAATCTTATCAATACCAGTAGCTAAATCAATTTCAAAGTTTTGTAAACTTTCACCATACTTACTACCTATGTCCTTTGCGCTGCCTGCCATTTTAATTTATCATCTTCGCTTTTATCTTTGTAAAATACTAGCGTGTTTAAAAATTCAATTATATTCATGTCCTCATAATAACTCCATTTACTACGGTCGTTATTTGCTAGGTTGTTAATCGCTACAATCCAACCCCATTTAGTTTCAAAAGTTTGTCCACTATTGGTTGGACTTTCTCCCTCGCTTTCACTGCTTCCAATTCCAAATAAATTAGGATATTGTCTGCTAATTCCTTGTAGTACTTGCAAAAAAAAAGCATGATAGGATATGCAGTATCAATTTTTAAATGGTTATAAAATAAGTCTGCCACCTCTTTGTGGTTTATACCGTCATACTTTTTAGCCTTACCTAACCAATTAGTTTCAACACATATAGCTGCTAAAATATTATGAATGTTAGCTATTATGTTAGCTTCATCTTTACAAAAAGAAGTAGCATCAATGTATTGAGCAGCCGTTAATTTTTGAGTTTGCCAAACACATTTAAACCGCCTACCTTTAACTTTGAATGTCATTTTAACCTTTGCATCTTTGTTTAGTAGTTCAATTTTATTAAACTCTTTTAATGCTTCGGTTAATTTTTCAATTGGCATACTTTCAATTTCATCAAAAGTTTTACCACTCAATTCAGCTAATAATTTTATTTGCCTATTAAGTGGATCAGTTTCTAAATCTGAAATAGTTTTACATTTTAAAAATTGCCCTATTGTAATTTGTTTGAATATCATTCTCTTTTAAATATAAAAATTGTACTTTTTTGCTAAATGCTAATCGTAGCGTATTTACCACTAGGTCGATTATTTAATTTATTCAGTGCGAAATAACGTAATGCATCAATCGCGTGGTTGCTGTGGTCAATTGGATTGCCAGTTAACTTACCATCTCTATCAGTAGCCCAAACGTAACTCCTTAACTCTTTGATTAAGTTGATTGAGTTTTGAGTTACAAAAAAAGGTTCACGTTTTAAAATGTCAATTCCAATCTTAATACTATCAGCCCCTTTTTTAGCAGGTGTAATTAAAAAACCTTGCCGCCTTAATTCTTCGATTGATTTAGGTTCGGCACTATCAGCCACTATTTCTAAAGGTCGCCCAATGTTTTCTGACTTCATAAAGTTACCTATGTCTAAGTTAGTCATGTTGGTTCGGTATAGCACTTCATCAAAATAAAGTTGATTGTTAGTTTTGTAAACTGCTATTAAGGTCGTGGGGTCATTAGTAAACCCAAAATCCATTCCAAAACCTAGCAACTTTGCATCAGTTGGAACGCTCGGCACTTGCTGCCAATTATCAAAAACTACACCTTGCAGGCTACCTATTTGACCTAAACCGTAAACTTTCCACCAATTAGCCCAATAGCTACTAGATTGTGCTTTCACTTCTGCTTGCTCAATATCATGTATAATCGTGTCGGGTAGTGCTTCATTGTCTTTGTATGTTAGAATTATGTGTTCGCTGTCATTGTCTTTTAAAACTTCGGTATGCGCCCAAAATTCAGCAGTTGGATTAAAGTCTAACCATATTTCGCCACT